CATTATTAGGTGCAACTGTCTATAACGTATTCTGCGTCGGAAGAGATGCTTATGCTTCTATCGAGCAAGATGGCTATAGCGCTTCTTTCATCTATCGTCCGCCTATTTATGATTCACCATTAGCACTCAACGCTTCTGTTGGATACAAATTCGCTGAAGTTCCAAGAATCCTAAACGATACGTGGGTATTTAACCTACGTGTGACGCTGGCATAAGGAGAAAAAATATGAGTTCACCAGTCAACGCACAAGTAACAGGCAGTTTTGAATCTGACGGAACACCGCTGCTCATCAGCATTCCATCGGGCTACTCTGATTTTAGAATGGTTAACCTTTCTAGTATCGGCTCATCTGCTGCATCTACACCAGTAATGAGAGCAGAAGGCACATCTTTAATGGCTGCCGGATCTGCCTATTACAATACCAAAACTAACGGAGCTGCAACATTAGATCTCGAAACTACAACTACTACAGGTGGTTTTACTTTCGTTCCTGATAGCGCGCTTTTAGCAATTGGACCATCTACAGCTCTTAACGGAACTGAAGTTAACAGAGCTAACCCTGCTGTTGCGGATACTGCAACTACAACGAATTTAGTTGCTGGATCTACAGTCGTAAGAATGTTTGGTACAACTGGAATGCTCCAAATTGCAGGATGGGATTTCACTATCGGTACAATCGTAGGAAGCACAAGTTTCCAATTAAAATATTTGGATAACACTGGCTTTGCTGCTGATGCTACTGCGGGTACTTTCCGTATTATCAATGCACAAGACCGTTATTATCCAAGAGTTAGATTGATAACTGCAATTACAAAAGCTACACAAGCTGTAATTACATTATCTGTAACTCATGGTTATACAGTCGGACAAGAAGTTCGGATCGTTGTTCCTGCTGCTTTTGGCATGACAGAGATCAACGGACTCCTTGGAGTCATTGTTGCTGTAACTACAGGGTCAACCAACACCATCACAGTTGATATTGATAGCACAAGTTTTAGTACTTTTGCTTTCCCAACATCTGCTGTTGCTGCTGCTGGCGTATCATTCCCTCAAGTTGTTCCAGTCGGCGAAGCTGCTATCAATAGCATCTCTCAGCCATTTGGCAATTTGCTCGATGACAGAACAAGAAACGTATCTGTAACTGGCGTCATTGTAGGTTCTACTGTCCAAACGGATGGCGAAACTTATCAGTGGTTTGCTAATAAAGCTACGTCGATTTAATTAAACTTAGCCCCTCTTCGGAGGGGCTTTAACTAAGGAGTAAAAATGGCAAAGAATTTAAATATTGCAGCATCTGTGCTTCCAACGAATGGGACGCATATTTCTAAAGAAGCTAAAGAGCTCACTAAAGAAAAAATCAAAGAATTGATTGCAGAAGAAACTAAAATTGTACGTGGTACTTTCATTTGTTTTGAAAGTCCTGGTGGATCTACAACTATTACTGTAGGGAAATATCCTGGAATCCCTGTCTTTAAAAAGACGATGAAAGATGGCGAAATGTATGACATTCCTCTTTACGTAGCTAGATTTCTAAATGGAATTGATGTTTCAGCAGCTGCTTTGGATACGAAACCGAGACCTAATCAAATCATTGGGACATGCCAATATGGTGTTCATGGTTGGAAAATGGATCATGGTAATGATCTCAAGCAAGGCCAAAGCACAGCAGATTCAGTCGTTCCTATGTCTGGAATTACGAAACATGTCAAACGATATGGGTTTAATTTCGAATATATGGGTGGATCGGTTTAAGTGGTCACTCCTGTTTGGCAACCAGTCCTAAATGCAATAACTGCGATTACAAACGCAAATCCTGGAGTAGTCACGACTGCAGCAGATCATGGCTACTTTTCAGGTTTAATTGTCCGATTTGAATTTTATAGCGATTTTGGCATGCAACAACTCATCGGAAATACATATACCATCAAAGTGCTATCTCCTACGACATTTAGCATTAATGCTAATACCACAACTTACGACCCTTTTTTCATTTCATCTACAGTCCAAGTCCCACAAGTGATTGCTGTCGGCGAAATTACAAGTACTCTTAAAAATGTTGAACGAAATTTATTAACTCCAACCGGAGGACCTTAATATGCCAAATGGCTTACCAAACACTTTAAATGATATCATCGCAAAAGTTAGAAAAGTTACAGGGCGCCCTTCGAATGCCCAAATCTCTGATGCTGAAATCGTCAATTACATAAACACCTTCTATGTCTATGATATGCCTGAGCATTTGAAATTGATTTCACTTCTTTACAATTATGAATTCGTTTGCACAGCGAATATTCCAGCGTATGATTTCCCAACTGATACATATCTGACTGAAATGCCCCCTGTTTATATTGGCGGTTATCAATCTTATATGACTCAAAGCCGTCAAAACTTTTTCAGAATTAATCCTCAATTAAATTTCCTGCAACAGCAGGTTTATACAGGTGATGGAACTGACGGAAGTGGAGGAACTTATACAGGACAGCTTCTAACTCAAACACCTATTTTACCCGGATTTAAAACAAATCCTCCAGGTGCATATTCAAATTCAGCTGTCACAGATATTGAAGCGAAATTCATTAATTGGAATGTTTTGGTTTCGGCACTCGGAACTCCTGATGTAACATCTGGAATCGCACCTTCAATTTCGCTAATTGATGATGGTCAGGGAAATTTATTTGACCCAACTGACAATTCGACAGATCCTTCTGTCCGGAGAGGGACTATTAATTACATCACTGGCGCCATTACAATAACGCTGTTTTCTGCTCCTATTCCAACAGGAAATGCTATCAACGTTCAATATGTCCCTTATGTGGCATCTAGACCTACAACTTGTGTCTTCTTCCAAGATCAAATCTTGCTTTACCCAATTCCAGATCAAGGTTACACAATTTCATTTGAAGCCTACCGATACCCTATTAGTTTTAATGTCGATAATGCAGGGAATTTTGATGGGACTTTGAATCCTCAGCTTAATGAATGGTGGCAGTTACTTGCTTATGGAGCTGCTGATAAGATCTTTGCAGATAATGCTGATTTCGAAAACATGGCCAAATTCAGACCGCTACTTGATGAGCAGATGAATTTAGTCCTTCGAAGGACCATTGTTCAGCAAACTAGCGAAAGGACAGCCACAATTTATACTGAGCAACAAGGCCCTGGACAATTTCCATTTGGAAATCTTTCGAATAGTTTCTAGTTAAAATAATTATTTGATACGATGAGGTAAATATAAACCTTATCGAGGTTCCATGACTTTTAACCCCAATATTCCGCAGCCAAATGATTTGATCTCACAATCACAGGCTCAGATTCAAACCAATTTCGCTCAAGCTGATATAGCTTTCGGAATAGATCATACAGCTTTCAGTACATTAGCAAATCAAGGTCAGCATAAACAGGTAACTCTAATTGCTCCAATTGCTAATCCAAATCAAGCTGGAAATATCTCATCAGTTTATACGAAAACTTCAGGATCTGGAGTTGAACTTTTCTATCAACACGGAACAGCCAATAATGGCGTTAGCCAATTAACGGGTGGCGGAGTTACTGCAGCTGCATGGGTTTATGGAAATGGAGCTACGATTTTTTCTTCATTCAATGTGAGTTCAATTAGTTGGGCAGCAGGCGGCTATACTATTAATTTCACAAGAAATTTTATAAATACCGTTTATGCTGTAATTGTCACACTAGATATAGATGGGCAAGCTGGTAATGCAACAGGCATTTTAATAACAAGCCGAACTGTTAATCAATGTGTATTTACCGGAAGAAACCAAGCTGGTGGCGTACCTCAGTTTCCATTTAGCGCAGTATTCTTTGGGGTACTCGCCTAATGAGCGGATCATATGCGATTGTAAATATACGCGATGGAGTAAGAAAAGACGTCGAATCTTTTCTGGTTGAAAATGACTCATTCCCGATTCTAGAAAATGCCTATCTATTTCGAGGTCGAATTGAAAGACGTTCTTGTTTCACAGCTGTTGGAACAGATGGCCGTTTGAAATGGTCTCTTGGCAATACCGGCGCATCCCCTTTTACTACTATTTTACTTGATGGAACTGGCGGATTGCAAATTCCACCAGGTGTTGCAAGTTTCAGAATTGGTGCAGTAATTTTGACAGATCCGGGTGGAGCTTCTCCGGTTACTTTAATAAGTACCGACCCTCTTTATTCAGGAACTCTTAATAGAACAACAGGTGCTTTAAGCATATCTCATCCTGTCATAGCTCCAACCCCTGTTATCTATATTCCGGGCCTGCCAGTAATGGGATTAAAGGTCCGAGAACAAGATGCCTTAAATGATGAACTCCTTCTTGCTTTTGACACCAGATATTCCTACATGTTCGATGTCGGGACAAATGATTTCATCGATGCTACATTTTTTAAAACAACAGGAACTCATTTCATTTGGACAGGATCAGATTCAGATCAATTCTGGACGACAAATTATCGAACAGTTGTTTGGGCAACTAACAACATAGCAGGATTTCACGCAGCTGAAGAGGCCAGTCCTGTTGCTGAAAGAGACGGAATTCGTTGGTATGATGGCCCCGGGGCTATGCTTGGATGGGTCAATTTTAATCCTCAATTAACAGTAACCCCCACTTATTTGACGGGTGGCTTGATCATCCTTCCTTATAAAGACAGACTTGTTGTTCTTAATACTTTAGAAGGTGCAAATTTAGCAGGAACAATTCGATTTCCTCAAAGAGCCAGATGGTCACAAAACGGAACTCCTTTTTATAGTATTTCCCCTGCAAATCAAACGGCTCAAATAGATGCTTGGAGAAGTGATATTGTTGGTAAGGGCGGATTTATTGATGCTCCAACTTCTGAAGCAATTGTCTCTGCTGAATTCATTAAAGACACCCTAATCGTATATTTCGAAAGATCGACCTGGCAATTGGTTTACACCAATAACGAAACGCTTCCTTTCATTTGGCAAAAAATTAATACAGAACTTGGGACTGAATCCACATTCAGCATCATCCCTTTTGATAGAGGTGTTTTTGGAGTTGGAAATTATGGAATTATTTCATGCGATTCAGTGAATGTCATTCGAATTGATCAAAAAATTCCAGATGAAGTATTTCAAATTCAAAATGTGAATAATGGAGTAAAAAGGGTCTCAGGAATTCGGGATTATAATGCCCAATTAGCATATTGGTCCTATCCCATCCGAATTGATGAAGATGGTGATTCTGTAACTTACGATTTAACATTTCCTAATCAAGTTCTCGTTTATAATTATCTTGATGGATCGTGGTCTGAATTCGATGATTGTTTCACATGTTTTGGATATTGGCAGAAATTCGCAGATATCACTTGGGCCCAACTTCCTGTCTCATGGCAATCTAAACAAGTTGCTTGGAACTCTGCTGTCCTTCAAGGAAGATATCCTGATGTTATAGGAGGTAATCAACGAGGCTATGTTTTGGTTTTCTCACAACTACAAAAAAACGGTCAGAATGTTCCTAGCATACCTATTTCGAATATTACAACTGCGTCATATACAATTTTTGCTCCTGATCATAATTTTACTAATAATCAATATGTTATGTTCACAGGAATCCAAGGGGTTACTAGCACCAATACAGGTGGCACCCCAAATAATGTTATTTATAAAGTTAGCCAAGCTGCTGTCGATACATTTGTGGCAGTCGCTGTGAATCCACTTTTAGATGTCTGGTCTGGCACATATACAGGCGGAGGATCGATTACACATATCCCAAATATTTCAATTCGCACCAAAGAGTTTAATCCTGCATTTCAAGACGGA